CGTCGTCATCTGCCGTCATTCGACGCCGCCGAGATATGACCGCCGTCTCCGACATCACCACGACTGGCTGAGGCACCACGCGCGCCTGCGTCCGCACATCCGTCTGGCGACGTGTCGCTGCAGCCTGCTTCGTGCGAATGTCAACGACCGCAGCCCCCGATCCGACACGTTGCGTCGCGTGCGCGCCATCTGCTGCGATGACGACAGCCGCGACACTCGCTCCGCCCAGGATCCGACCGCGCCCACGACTCGTAACCAGGATCGCCGCCGTGCTTGAGCCACTGATCCGCAGGAACGGAAGCGCAGGAGGCCGAGGCTGCATGGAGCTCGACCAAGGGTTGTTCCGGACAGCAACCTGGCTTTGCCGGCTGCCGGCACCCGTGGCCTCGATAACGACAACGGCTTCCGACGCGCCAGACGCCGCCTGCTGGGCCGACTCGACCAGTGGCCCGCCAGCAAAGTACGAACCGGCAAACGGAAAGGATCCGAACATTTACACTCGCTTCGTCAACACGACCTGAAGATCCAGCACGGTGTTCGCGTAGTGCTTGATCCAAAACGGCCGGACATCGTCGCCGCGCGCCTGCGTCTCCGGATCCAGCGTGTACCCGTACACGAAGTCGAAATCGCACGCCATTGGCGGGATCTGATTCGCTTCGCGGAACGACTTGTTGAAATACAGGAAACTCTGCTCACAGAGCGGCGGCCACGCCGCCAGCGGATCCTGAATGCTTCGCGGACTGCTCCAGTACGGCACGAGCATCGTCGCCTTGCCTTCTAGCACCAGCACCCGCCACAGTTCCTCCATGAAGCGGATTCGATCCGGTCCAGGGATCCGCTGCAGGAGATAGGCGGAGTGCGCTTCGGCGACGCTCTCGTCATCCAACGTCCACGGATAGACCGTGGACCGGAAGCCGAGAGGCCGCACGAACGACTCCATCGGCTTGTCGGTCAGGGACAGATCCAACCTGATCGGCGTCGCCGTCCTGTGTCGCCGCGCCACCAACCGAGCAGCCTTCCCCATCACCACATCCGATCTTCGATCGCGTCGTAATGCCCGACGCGTACACGGTTATCCGACGCGAAGCGATAGCCATGCCTCGCCGCTTCCTGAAAGAAGTACAGATCCTGTGTCGCGGCCCGCATCCCCTGCCCTGGTATCTGCTCCTGCAGCGTCTTAAACCACGGTTTGGGCAGTGTCTTGAACATCGCGAGCTTGAACAGCGTAAAGCCCATCCCGAGGCCGTTGCACTCCTGCACCGCATCCGGAATCGGCAACTGGGGAATGAAGTTCTTCGGCATCACCTTCGGATCGCCGTAGATCATCGGCTGGCCGAGTTCGCCCTTCACCCAGTACAACCCGCCGACCGCATCGAAGGTCTTCATCGATTCGTACAGCTTCAGCAGACCATCCGGTGGCGGACAGTTGTCCGTCTCCAGCGTCAGGACATACGGCCACGTCGAGAGTTCCGGGTGATTCAGGATGCACTCGATCCCCTGGTTGTACGCGTCGCCGACCTCCATCCCCTCGAGGAAGATCCGCGTGAACTTCTGGTTCATCGGCGTGGCAAGGCCGAGCCATGACTGCACAACCTTCGGGGGAATCGCCGATCGCGACGGAATCAGGCACACCGTGGATAAATCCCGGTAGCTTTGGCCACGCACCATGCGGCCTCGCGCCAGTTCCAAGTTCACGTTGTTCCAGCCGATGCTGGCTCGGCCCTTAGCCACGCGCATCACTCCAGACAGCCCGTTGATCCGCCGTGCTTGACCACAGCGCCGGATCGGCCTGATCCAGACTCAACACCGCGACCGACCACGGCTCCGCGCGCACCGCACAAGGCATCGAACGAGAAGTGCGGATCCTGTTCGCGGCCACGTCGATCGCCATCGTGTCTGACACGTAGGGAATCACCGAGCAGAGATTCCCGCCGAGCTCGCGGAGCAGGGCTTCAAACGTATCAGGCCGGTGAATCGGAGCACCGAGCAGGTATGGGCAGAGAAAGTCCTGGCACTGCGTCGGGTACATCGCGGTGTTATGCACGCTACACCCTGCCACGCACTGATGGACGCACGCCTGCCGCGGTGATGTCGGCACGTCCTCGACGCCGTAGGCCCAGCAGCACCATTGACACGTCCCACAGGTCCGCATCACGCGCCCACCAAGGCAAACCACGGTTGAATCAACGCCACCGATCCGGTCAGTTTGACCGCGGTCGATTTCAGATCGATCGCCGTGGGTGCACTCCCCGTCGCCATGATGCCGGCGTTGAAGATGGCCTGGAAGGTGGCGTCCGCTGTGGCCGTGGTCATCGCGAGCGATCCGTTATAGCCAAACGTCGGAGCCGTCGTACGGGTGACGGTGACGGATCCAGTCGCGACACCAGCCGCGGTCACGGCCCCGAACGAGGCCGTCGTGAATGAGCCGGCGAGACTCGCCACCGCCGTGCCGGCATTCGAGATGACCGCACCAGACCCACTGGCCGTGAAAAATGACCCGGCCGACAAGCCCTGGCTTGCTAGGAGCGAGGCCACAGCGGTACCGGCGTTCGCAATCACCGCGGTTGATGTCGACCCTGTATGAATGGACCCAGCCAGCCCACCAAGCGTGACCGCCGAGACGATGTTGGAGTTGGCCGCATTGCCGATCAACTGGAACAACGCGGACTTGGCCGAGTTCGTCACCGAGACAGAGACCACCGTATTCTGCGAGGACGCCGCCGCGGAGGCTGGCGCGCTCATCGTGAACCCGGTCTGCGATCCAGCCGTGGAGAGCGCCAGAAACGCGCCCGCATAGGATGCGACGCCGAGTGCTCCAGTAATACCAGACGCCGCTGCGAACCCGGCCGAGGACAACACGTTAGCTGCAGTCGGCGCAGCCGTGAACGCCGTAATCGCCGACGATGCCGAGGCCGTATGCACAGACCCCGCATTGAGACCCGCTGAAGACATCGCGTTGACGCCAGTCGGCGCAGCCGTGAAGACCGTCAGGACCGAAGAACCTGTCGCGAAACTTGACGCCGCGCCCAACGTCGCCGACGTCAGATTCGTGACCGCCGACTGCGTGGCACTGATCAGCCCTGGCCCGCCATAAACCGAGACGAACCATGATGTCGATTCGGCCGCCCACGACAAGAGATGCGCCACGGCGTAATTCCCAGCAGCCAGCGAGGTCGACGCGAACGTAAACGGCTGGATGTTGGGCCCGCTCCACCCTTGCTGCAAACTGCTCGACGTGCCGGCCGTTGTCGTTCCGCTCGCCCACGATACGGCCCGAGACGCGCTCAGCACCGACGCCAGCGACGTGCTGTTGCCGAAACTGTAGATGATGAACGATTGACTGAGCGAGCCTTGCCCCTGGTTCGTGGCTGGGAAACTCACGCCGAAGGCCAGATCCACTTCCGTCAGCGACATCACGCCAGGCAGATACAACCGCTGCAGAGACAGTGAACTGCCAAAAGGATTCGCAGCAGCAGACGCCGCCGTCGTGCCAGTCGCCGTCAGTGTGCCAATCAGAACCACCCCGGCCTGTGCGAGCGGGAAATTCTGAGTGTAGCTGACCACGGCACCGCCAGCACCGCCAGTAGGCGCGAAGCCGTTGGCCGATTTGAAATCCGCCATCAGACGCGCGCCACCAACGCCGCCGACAATTGCAGACGCGCGGCCAGCAAGGCCGAGCGCTTCTCGTGCTGTTGCCGCCTCAGTTGCAGCAGTGCCACTTCGGCCGCGCGCACTTGGTCATCGGCTGCATTCGCTTCCACGATGAGCGCCTTGACCGTCGCCGTCACGCTCAGGATCTGGTCCGCGTTCTCGATCGTTGCCATCGTTAGGCCACCGTCAGATACGTCGTGGACGGGTTGAAGTACATCTCGTTCGCCGTCATGCCATACCCGAGCACATGCACAATGTCATCAGTGCCAGACGGCGCCGCGACTTGCACGTCTCCTGGCGTCGTGGAGGCGTAGACGGGCGCCCCGACGGTCAGATTCGGGAAGGCCGCATCGGCGCGGATGATCCCCTGTAACAGAATCGTCGTCGCGCTGCCATCGCCCGCCGCAGCCAGCACACACATCCCGGTCATCACAGCACCGCACGTCGTCACCGAATCGGCATCGACCAACTCCCAGCGCGAATCGGCCGCGGCCAGATAGATCAGGTCACCAAAGGCGAGCGCGGCACCTGCTGTTCCGGTGACCGTAATCCCGGTATATTTCCCGTCTGCGGACCCAGCTGGGTCGAGTGCGAGTGACGCATTTTCCTCCAGCGTGACGGACCCAGACAACGTCGGCGCCGTGATGGTGCTGCTGAAGAACATCTGCCCTGCACCGTTGCTGGTCAGCACACCATTGGTGACATCCGTGACCGGCAGTGTCCAGACCTTCGTCGCCGCTATGGACCCCGGCACACCGAACTGGACAAAATTGTTCCCGTTCGCCGGCAACTCGAACAACGTGACCGTGCCGCCCTTCCCACCCGATCCCCCTTCTAAGCGGATAATCGGAGCGCTTTCAAAATTGATGATCTGGAGGGCTTCGAAGATATTCGAGGAGATGGTATCGACCGAGGACACGCCGCCGCCCTGCCCGATGAAGATTTCATCGTTATTCGTGAAGATGCCGGGGGCGAGTTTGATGAGATCGATATTCTCGCTAGGATTCTCGAAATCTTCTCCTGGGGATTGCAGGGCGGTCCCGAATGGCACCTTAAGGTAATCCCACGTCAGCTCAACTGGAGGCGTGGCCGACTCGCCCGCATCCATCCAGTAACCGTCGTTATCGGCGATGTAATTCCCGAAGACGATCGAATTAAAATCAGGCTCGCTCGCCCCGCTCGTCAACGGCAACGGGTACGCAATATACATATGGCCGTTCGGCGTCGTCGGATAAATGAACCGCGGCGCCACTGTCGGGTTGTAATCGTGGTTCGCCGTCCACGTCGTCGGCGTCGGCGGAAAATCGGCCCACAGACCGACATTCGTCCATGTAATATCCCCATCCGTCACCGTCTCACCGGGATCGTCCGCATCGCTCCAGGTCGGCTCGACCGCTCCGGTCAGATCCCCGCCGAACACTTCCGCCGCAAACACCCACACGCCACCATGCACGAAGACCACGACATCGTCGTCAGGATAGGATGGGTCGGTCAGTGCTGCCCAGGTAAAGACGATTTCCGGATGATTCGCCAGCACTTCAGCGGCAGGCGGATTAACAACCGCTCCTGATTGACGCAAATACTGATACGTCGTCCCAGGCCCGACACCGTCGAACGCGCCGCCGTTATTGAACTGGACGCTGCCATCATCGCCGCCAGGAGCCGCCGCGGTCTCAAGGTCAGTGATGACCTTATCCGTGATCGAGTTGAAGATTTGATCCCCGACCACGATCGTCCGCGCGCTGGTGTCTTCCTGCTCACGCGTAATCGTGAACGCATCCCCGACGATCGCCGTCACGCGCAGGATCTCCGCGTTTGTGGTCAGGGGAAATTCATCAGCCGGACACACCGTGACATTAAACGGTGGCGTCGGAAAGAGCAACCCATCGCCGAGCGCGACAGACAGCGACGTGCCGCTGGCTGCAGGAGATGGCGCCACCGCGACGGTTGAGTACGCGAAATTCGCGTGGGCGTCGAACGGCATCGTCAACCCGCGTTATGGGCGATCCCGGTACCAGCCGCAAGCAAGGTGTACTGGCCTGAGCTGGAGAAGACTTCCGCGGTCAGGTCGGCCCCGTCGTAATCCGTGCCATCCACAAGGGCGTTGTACCCACGCCAGCCACCGACTGTGGTGCCAGCCGGAATATCGAAGACCAGATTCGAGACTGGCCGGACTAGGCCATTGCTGGGCGCCGTCCAGCTCACGGCCTGCCGCAAGTACGCACCGCCAGCGAGCTCGTCGCCATCGTCATCAACGAGGCCGATGTACGTGATCGCCGCCGCCCCGGCCGACGCCACCAGATTGCGGTAGGTCTCGTTCATTCGCGGGTCTCTTCCACGATCCAGTTACCTGGACCAACCTTGCGGGCGTTCTTGATGACTTTCGTGGGAGCCGGCGCCAAGATCGGCGCCCATTCCTTCCGCAGCAACGACACGAACGCCGCCGCCACGCGATCTGGACTGACCTGTTCCTGTTGGGCCGACTCGTATGCCTCAATCCGCTTCAGGAGCACGGGATCCAATTCAGCATCGCGCCCCGCCGGCCCCTGCGGGCCTTCTGGGCCACTCGGACCCACCTCGCCACGATTGCCTTGCGGCCCCGGAATACTCTCGCCAGGCGCCCCGTCTAGCCCCTTCTCGCCCCGTTCTCCGCGCTCGCCTTGTTCCCCTTGTTCGCCGCGCTCACCCGCCGGTCCTTGCAGACCGGATGGCCCAGGAATCGGTGCGCGATCCTCAAGCGCCTTGACCCGCGCCGTGATCGGATCGATCTCGACCTTGGTCAGTTGGGCAAACACATCGGCGATGACGTCGACGTCACTACGCTGCACGCTTCAACCTCATGGCGGTAAACAGCTCCGCGCGCAGTTCCTCGGCTGACAAGTCTTTAGAGGCCGGTGGCTGTTCCGGAATCGCAGGCCCAGGCGACGGCGACGGCGGTGCCGCGTCGCGCTTGCTCAGCGCTTCGAGGCTATACATCTGCTGTTGCATCATTGGGGACTCGCCACCCTTGACCGGCCTGCGGCTGAACTTCGCCCGCGCTTCGTTGGGCGAGTCAATGCCGCCGCCGACGCGAGCCACCGCGATGTCCGTCTGAGTCTTGGTATCCATCCGAGCCAGCGCGTCAATGTCGAACTCAACACCGATGTTCGATGGCAGACTCAGCCCCTCGTCGAGCAGCGCTTCGATGTTCTCCATCGGGTTCTGGAGCGCGTTCTGGTAGTACTCCAACTGGATCGACTGAATGTCCGTGTACGGTGGCGCCGACCCGATGCCGACCTTATACGGCGGCACATGGAAGACCGAACAGATCGTCAGGTCGGTCCAGTTCAACTGCTCGATCAACTGCGCGTCCGTCGCCGTCATCGTCATCGGCTCGAACTTCATGCCGCCCGAGACAATCGCCACCTTGCCCACGTTGTGCTCGCCGACATAGTTCGTCTCCCAGTACTCGGCGAACTTGTTCATCGCCTCTTCGGAGAGCATCCCTGGAAACGACAGCAACCCAGAGAGCTGCGAGCCCTTGCCCAGCAACTGCGTGGTGTTCTTTTGCGTCGTCAAGCCCTGCTGGGCCGCGAGGCCGCAGGCAAAGATCGGCGACACACCACACAGCGGATGGAACAACGGTACGTTGATGTCGTGGATGATCTCGGACGCCGGCACGACCAGCGAGTGTTCTTCCAGTCCGGCCAGCGTGTCGCTGCTCAACTGATAGAACACCGCACCGTCCGGAGCCACCAGCGGCTTACAGCGCGTCGGGTCGAGAACATACAGCGCATCCACCACGCCGCGGCCATCGCGAGACTTGAGGACGTAGGTGTTCCCGTGAATCAGCTTCGAGATCATCCAGTACTCGAAGAACTTCACCCGCGTGGTGTAGTGATTGGGCTTTCGCAGGACTGGCGAGTACGCCGGATTTTCCGTCTCGCTCCAGATGCCGTTCGCGTCCCGCTCGAGCAGCAGGATCGGCAGCTTGGCGATGTCGGAGGCAATCAGGCTGATACAGGCAAAGACGGTCGAGTACCCGATCACGTCCGCCTGCACGATCGCCATGTTTTGCTGCCAGGCGCCGGCGTATGGCTCGCGCACGATCGGATACCAGCCACCGCTGCCGCCCCACCCACGCGTCGGGACAGGGGACAACTGGGACGGCATCTGCTTCGTCCGCGTAATAGTCAGGCCGAAGATGTTCACGAGGTCTTGGTCTTGCGCGGACGGCCGCGGCGCCGCTTCGGAGGTTCCACGGGTTCTGGTGCGGGCTCGATCAGATTGTGGGTAACACCAGTCTCTTCCGTGGTCGACTGGACGTCCACGAACTCGACAACCGGCAGCGGTTCCGGCACCATCTCCCGGGTGTGATAGGTCGGCCGCGCGCCCTTCGTGAGCGTCACAAGCCCCTTGCGCGCTCGCCACGCCGCATCGATCGGGGACATCCACACCGCCTGGCCCCGGTGGATTGGCTCGCCGTCGTGCTCAAAGTTTTCCAGCGCTACCACCGAGACCATGCGGCCCTCTCACATAAACGAAGGTCGTGCCCCACCGTATCTTTGGTAGGGCACGACCCAGACGGCGATCAGATCACCGTTATGCTTAGTACGGGCTCCCGATCGCGCCCCAGTTCACGTCATCCATGTAGACGACTGCGGTCGACCGCAGCTTCGCCCAGTGGATCTCGCGCTCCGCACGCACCGCCAGCGAGTTGGTCTGGAACATCGAGACGACCGACGCGCCCGTGCCGGTGGACGCATCACCCGACAACGAGTCCGCCATCTCCAGCGAGGCTTCGCCGCTGACATCGACCGTCACGCGGCCATCGTCGGCCAGCGCCACATCGTTGGCCTTGACCGCGATCACCATGTTGCCGAACGACGCGCCGGACGCCGCGTACTGCGACGCGATGACCGGGATCCCGAGCAGCGATCCGCCGTTGATCGTCATGTTCGGGAACTCGCGCTGGCCGAGCGTGTTGACCATGATCGAGAGGACCATCGCCAACGTGTTCGGCATGATCAGCACCAGGTCGGTCGGATCCAGGTTGTTCAGGATGTACTGCTCGAGCAGGTTCTGGACGTCCGTCCGCACGTTGTCCGCCGACGTGCCGGCCGACGTGAGCGCCGTCAGACCGTTGGTGATGGACGCCGGGTTGACGTAGGACGAGACCGCCTTCGCCGGATCGATGAAGTCCGTGTCGATCCGCGCGATGACCGCCTTCGCCAGCTCGTCACGAACCCACGCTTCCGCGGACGGGCTCGAGAACCGCGCGAGCTCCTGGGTGATGACCGCAATCGCCGCCACCTTCGTATAGGTCAGAGTGACCGTGTCACCCGTCGCCGCCGACAGCGGCTTGCCCTTGCCCTCACCCACCCAGTACCCCGTGAAGCCGCCGGTTCCACGCGGGATGCGAACGTTGAACGGGACACGGCGCAGCGACGGCACGCCGTTGGTGCCGAACTTGCCAATGATGGTCTGCGGACGCAGGAACTCGATGAACTCGTTCGGCAGGTTGTCGGCGTAGACCAAGAAGCCCGCGTACGTGGACGCCTGCGTCGTGGCGCCGGCCACCGCCGTCTTCATCCGCATCGTATCTTCGAGATACCGATGCAAGCCCTGGTCGCTCGGCCAGTGGGCCTTCGCCACGTCCAGCGCGGACACGAAGTTGCCCTGGCGCATCTCCACGAAGGAGGCCATCTTCGCCATCACCGCACGGGCGAAGCCGATGCCCTTCTCGCGGTTGTCGGCGCCGATGGAAATGACCGGATTCGTGCCGCGCGACGTGGACGCGTTGTGCTGGTTGTCGCCGACGACGGGACGGGCCGCCCTCTTGTTCTCGGCTTCGAGATCGGACAACCGCACGAGATGCGCGTCGATCGCCTTGATCTCGGCCTGCAGCGTGTCGTACTTCTCGGTCTGTTCGGCGTCCAGTGTTTCCCCGGTGTCCGCCGACTTCTCCATGATGGCGTCGCGCTCGGTCACCTTCTGTTCGCGAGTCGACTGGAAATCTCGGATCTGATCTGCAATGGGTTTCTTCATGCTTCGACCTACTGGGCGGCTTGACACCACCCGGAGAGAGGCCGAAGCGCCGGCCGAACTTTTCTGAGAAACGACTGGACCGTCTGTGCCTGTCGCGGCCAGGTCCACGTCGGAGAGGTCGTACTGCTTGACGGTCTGAATATTGGCGGCAGCGTTCGCGGGGATCGTCACCGCGGACAGCTCCAGCCATTCCCACTTGTTGAACTTGAGACCGAGCGTGCCCTTGATCGGCTCAGGATCTTCCGTCGCGCGGAACCCGATCGACAGACCGCGCACGAGGCCAGACTTCAGCAGAGACCACGCCTCGTCGATGCGCGGAATGCCGAGTCCCTTCGCGATCTGCGCGCGGACCTTGATGCCGTCCTTGCCAGCGACCGCAGCCACGACTTGCCCGATCGGCTGATCGCGGCGGTGCATCCACAGGAGCGGAATCGGCAGGGAAAAGGCCGCGCCTTCGGGGACAACGATGTCTCCCGTGCGATCGGTGTGTGGCGTGGATGCCACGCCTTCGATCACACGAGCATCGTCATCGACGGATTTCACCTCGAAGACGGAGAACGCTTTGCGGTGCAATAGACTCCTGCACCGTCAAGGGTAGAGACTCCGCAGAAAACCCGATTTTTCTAGTAGGAAAAACCCAGAGGCTAGAGTAAAGTAGGCGGAACCGTGAAGCGTTAGCAGCGCCTCACGGCCCCTAACCACTCATGCCCCGCTGGAGGGGGCACAACATGGCTGACCGCAAGAATACCGCAAGTTCAGACGCGCAGACAGTTACGATCAAGCCACCCAACTTCGGAATAGTGCAGTTCCAGGCGCGCGGACTCGCACCGCTCGTGATTCACCGCTTCTCGGCCAAGACGAAGGCGCAGATGAAGCAAAAAATGGAGACAGGCAAGGCCGCAGGCAGCAAGAAGAACCGAGAGGCGAAGTCGACCGATGAGCTGTACGAAGAGGCACGGTACCGGAGCGTAGAAGGCTGGGACGGATTCAACGCCAGCGCCGTACGCGCCGCGATGATCTCGGCGTGTCGTCTGGTCGGATTCCGAATGACGCTCGCCAAGCTGTCGGTATTTGTAGAGGCGGACGGGGTGGACAAGGACGAACCACAGATCCCTCTGATTCGGATCTACGGCGAACCGGTCAAGCAAGAAGACATGGCCCGCGTAGAAACGGGTCAGCCCTACGTCACCGTTCGCGCGGCATATCATCAGTGGAGCGCGAAGATCCGCATCCGCTTCGATGCGGATCAGTTCACATTGCAAGACGTCAGCAACCTGATGGCGCGCGTCGGCCTGCAAGTCGGCCTCGGTGAGGGCAGGCCCGACTCGAAGAACTCCGCAGGAATGGGCTGGGGTCTTTTCACCATCGAAGAAGCCAAAGGAGAAACGGCAGCATGACAGAACAGAAGCGTCGCGAATCGATCATCCGAAACGAACTCACGCGCCTAGCGGCTGAACATGGGGGAGAATTGCAGCCGAAGGCCGTCGTGGACGCAGCACGGCCGGATACGTCACCGCTGCACAACTCGTTCGACTGGGATGACAGCGAAGCGGCTGAGAAGTGGCGGCTCCAGCAAGCGCGCCAACTCATTCGCGCAGTCGTCATCTACGAACACGTCGGGAAGAAGTCCATGCCTGTGCGCGTCTTCGTCAGCCTGACTCCAGATCGCGAAGAGAATGGCGCCGGGTACCGCTTGGCGAATGTCGTCCTGGCAGACGCCGCGCACCGTCAGCAAATGCTCTCCGACGCATTGGCAGAGATGCAGCGTTTTCGGTTGAAGTATCAGCGCTTGAGCGAACTCGCGAAAGTCTTCGAGGCGATGGACGAAGTCACGACGCCGGAACTGGCGCACACGGCATAGCAGGCGGGGCGGTGTTGGGCATGATCAGGAGAAGCGGGGCTGACCACGGCAGGTGAGGCAAGGCACGATTTGGCTGGCAGAGTCACGTCGCGAATTAGTCTGTCGGGGCAGGCTAGTCAGGGCAAGTCGTTGCAACGATTGGATAGGCAGGCACGGTAGGTCGATGACGGGTTGGACGGGTTCAGGCGTGGCAGGGAGCGTTCAGGTCCGGTTTAGCAGGCGAGGCGCGGCACGGGCGGGTCAGTCTTGGCATGACGCGGCAAGGCAATTCACGGCAGGTTAGTCAGGGTAAGTCGTTACAGGCGAGGCAGCCAAGGTAAGTCATGGAGAGGCGCCGACCGGCGTGGAGCGATTTAGTTTGATACGGAAAGTAAAGGCAGGCAAGGCGGAGCGAGTTGTGGAGGAGAGCAGAGGGGTGCGGCCTGAAACGGTGAGGCTGGGTCAACGCAGGCGTAGCGTAAGAAGCTGGCGAACGGTCGCAGAGATACTTTGTTCCTGCGCGTTCGCCAGCTTGATCAAGCGATCATGCGCGTGCGCCGGCAACCAGACGCAGACAGTTGATCGCGGTTCATCGGCTTTGGGGCGACCACGAGGACGGCCGTTCGGTTTCTTCTCACTCACCGCTTCGATCCTACAATGACCATCAACGGCTGCGGATCTTCCTGCACCCGCATCGCCCGAGAAAGCGCAGTAAAGAACGCGATCGCCCCGTCGATCTTGTTCGGGCTGTCTTTGCCGCCGGCCTTGCGCGGATAAATCTCGTTCTTGTGGTTTCGCTCGATGACGATGTTGCTAATCATCCAACTCATCGCCGGATTCCCGTCGTGCTGCAGCGTCTTCTTGAGCACGATCGTCTCCGCAAACTTCATCGCCGGATCCATCGTCTCCAGCGATTGCGGAATGTCGAGCACGATCTGCTCCACTCGATCACGACCGAACTGCGGCTCCAGCGCCATCCGGATCTGCTGCATCATCAACCGGGCAGAACGTCGGTCGAAGTCGATCTCACGCACATGCAACGTCCGCATGAAGTCCAGCAGATCGCCCTGAATGCGCGCGTAATCGGCTTCGTTCCCCTCCGTCACGATGATGTGACCTGACCGGCACCACCCCGACATCTGGGCGATCGGCGATCGAGCCGCCACATCCGCCGGCATATAGATCCGCGGCACGAGCGCGAACTGCTGATCCCCGGTTTTGAACAGCAGCGCCAGCGAGGACGGATCCCGTGTCTCCCCGAGGTCCACGCCGATCCAGCACGGCAAGCCAGCCAACGAATCGGTCGTCACCTTCGCGGTACAGGTGTTCCAGACGTCCGCCGTCATCCACGAGGACTCCGACCGGATCCAGACGTTGAAGTGCTTGGTAAGTACGTTGTTCAGCGCAGACGGCGAGTGCTGCGCTTCCTGCACCTTCCGCATCAGATCATCCGCCTGGACGCTCACGCCAAAGTTCGGATTCGCCTTCCGCTGGATGACTTCCTGCCGCAGATCGTCGCCCTGGTCGATGGTGTAGTTCGTCCCGAAGAACGTCTCGTCGGTCTCGACGCCTTCCAGCACCTTCTCGAGATACCCGAGCTTTTCGTGGCAGATGCCGCCGATCTCCACACCCGCCGTCGTAATGCTCAGGAGCATCGGCTGGAGCTGGGTACCTGTCGCGGTGTCGAGCACGTCATACACGCCGCGGGTCTTGTGCGCGTGGAGCTCGTCAATCACCGCCAGCAGAACGTTTAAGCCATCCAGTGAATTGGCCTCAGCGGACAGCGGCTCGAATTTGGCCGCGTTCGACGGAATCGACAGCGACAGCCGCGTCTTCGCTCCCAGCCGGATCTTGTAGTGGTCGCGGAACTGCGGCGAGCGGTTCGCCATCTCCCAGACGATCTCAGCGACGATCTTGGCCTGGTCCCGCGTCGTCGCTGCGGAATAGCACTCCCCGGAGCCGCCCTCAAAGGCGAGCATGTAGAGCGAGACCACCGCACCGAGCACAGACTTCCCGTTCTTGCGCGGGATAAGAATCAGCCCGACGCGGAAGCGCCGCGTGCCATCTTCCCGCTGCCAGCCAAATAACGTGGACAGCAACCAGCACTGCCACGGCTCGAGCACGAGCCGATTCCAGATCGGGCGGTCGTTGTCATCCCGTCCGACGACAAAGGCTTTCGGGCCGCGGATGTGGGGCAATAGTTCCGCGAATTGGCAGATCCGCCGGCCAGCCTCGGCATCGAAGCGGTACGGAAAGTCCTCAGTGTCCTGGCGGTCGAGATCCTTCCGGTTGCGCTCGGCCGCGAGCGTCACCCATTTACAGGCTGGGATCTTTCCTGACAGGACGTCGGATTGGTACTGCGCTGCCAGGGCAATGTGGTCCCGCATCTAGTCTCGTCGCCCGAACCCTTCCCAAGGCGCAGCGCGTTTCTTTCTATCAGATTTCCAGACTTCCTTAACTGAAGCGTCGGCGGGTGTGGACCGCAGCATCGGAGCCCTAGCTCTCGCCTTAAAGTCTTTCCG